CTGAAGGCTCTTCAGCTGGCGAGATTGCCACGTCGCCCGTTGGGCTCCTCGCAATGACAAAAAAGAGTGAGGAAGAAAAGGCTGCTCACGAGGCCCTTGGTGAGATCGTGTGGAAGCGGTTTGACCGGATCGCCCGGGCCTGGGAGAAAAAATTTCAGGATAAGGCTGTGGAGATCTTTGGGAAAGAGGCCCGCGGGGTGGAAGCGGCGATCCGGAGCGAAAAGGGGCAGAGTATCAAGGCGATCGATTATGACGCGATCCGGAAGGCGATTGAGGCTTGGCTGGCTGCGCATGGGCTGAGCGCCTGGGCGGACGGATTTATGCCGCTGATGCTGGGGCTGACGAACGACCAGGTGGCAGAGTGGGTCGCCGCGCTGGGGGTGGACTGGGGAATTGAGAACCCGGCCGTGGAGGCTTTTATCCGGCAGTACAGCTTCCGGTTCGCGGAAATGGTTGGGGAGACCACGCGGGAGAAGATCCGCGGGATGATGAGCGCCGCACAGGATGAGGGCTGGTCGATCACGAAGATGATCGATGAGATCCAGGCCATTTATGGCGGCTGGTCGGAGACGCGGGCGGAGATGATCGCCCGGAGCGAAACGATCCGGAGCTCGAACGCCGGGCAGGTGGAGGCCTTCCGGCAGGCGGGGATTGAAGAGCACGAGTGGTATGCGAGCCTGGACGAACGGACCTGCCCGTTTTGCGCTGAGATGCATGGGCAGAAGATCGCTGTGGGCGGCGTGTGGCAGCCGGAGGGCGCTGAGATGGTGGTGAGCGGACAACGGCTGGTGATGAATTATGGTGATGTGCTGTACCCGCCGCTGCATCCGGCCTGCCGGTGTACAACGATGGCGGTGTTGGGTGACTAGGGGTTGCTTCGTCGCTCTGACGAGCTCCTCGCAATGACAAACGAGGTCTGATATGGAAAACAAGATGGTAACAAAAATATTTCCGAGTTTTACAAAAAGCCTGGACGCTGAGACGGGGATCGTGGAGGCGTATGTGAGCGTGTTTGGGATCATGGATCAGGATGACCCGCCCGACATCATCGAGCTGGGAGCTTTTGCGAAAACGATCCAGGAGCGGGGACCCGCAGGGGCGCGGAAGATCCGGGTTTTGCACCAGCACACGTGGAAGGACGTGATCGGGATGCCCCTGGCGCTGGTGGAGCATACGCGGGATATGCTGCCGCCCGAGCTGCTGGCGCTGTTCCCTGCGGCGACCGGCGGGCTTTTTGCCCGGACGCAGTTTGCGATGGACGTGCAGCTGGGGCGGGAGACGTATGCGCTGTATAAGATGGGGGCGATGGACGAGTGGAGCATCGGGTTTGACTACCTGCAGAGCGAGTTTGTGCGGGTGGATGGGGTGGAGGCCCGGCTGAATAAGGAGCTGAAGCTGTGGGAGTATTCGCCGGTGACGTGGGGGTGTAATCAGGCGACGGTGACCACGGCGGTTAAGCAGGATGATCGGTCTGCATCAACAGATGCAGTACCTTCAATTGGCCAGGGGCTCTTGACCCCTGGCACTTCAGTTCGCGCCGAGCCGCATCAGGAAGATGCACTCACGCGGGAGAAGCGACTGCGAGAAATTCAAATTTTAGAAGCGGATCTGGCGATTAAGAGCGCCAGACTGAGGAGGTAGGTAGAGATGACCACAATAAATGCAATTACAAAAGAAAAGGTTGCTGAGCTGTATGAGGAAGCGGCACGCAACCTGAAAAACGCTCAGGAACTGATCGGCAAACATGAGACGCTGTCCGATGAGCAGAAGACCCAGTATGACGCCTGGATGGCGAACATGGATGAGATCAAGAACCGGGCGGAGCGGGCTGAGGAGTTGATGACCGCAGAGGCTGAGCTTTCGGCGAGGCAATCCGCACAAAAACTGGCCCAGGAAAAGGCCACTGAAGAGCAAAAAGCGAAGGAAGCGGGCTTTGAGCATGGATGGGAATATGCCAAGGCGGTCCATGATTGGACGGTGAATGGGGTACGGGACCCCCGCCTGGAAAAGCTGCAGAACACCAAGGACATGAGCGGCGAAACCGGCATCACAGGCGGTTTCCTGCTGCCGACCCAGCAAAACCAAGAAATTTTGACAACCCGTGGTGAGGCAAGCGAGATCCGCAACCGGGGCAGGGTGGTGCCGATGGGCGCCAGGACCGTGGACTTTCCGGCCGTCGATTACAGCAAAGGCGAAGCGGGGAAGAGCGCGTTCTTTGGGGGCGTCCAAACGTATTACGTCGAAGAGAACGAGGAGATTGACGAGAGTGAGCCTAACTTCAAGGTGGTGGAATTGAAGGCGAAGGAGTTGGCCGGGTATGTTGAGATCCCGAACAGCCTGCTCCGCGATTCGCCAGTTTCACTTGAGGCGTTCCTGCAGGGCCCAGGAAGTTTTGGCGGCGCTTTGGCCTGGCAGGAGGACTATGACTCTTTGCGCGGAACTGGCGCAGGGAAGCTGCTGGGGATCCTAAACTCTCCCGCGGCGATATCGGTATCACGCGAGACCGCCAGCAAGTTCCAGTTTGAGGATGCGGTGACAATGGCCAGCCGGATGATCCTGAGCGGATCGCCGTTATGGCAGATCAGCCAGTCAGTCATGCCCCAGCTCTACCAGATGGTGGACAGCAATGGCAACAACATCTGGCAGGGGTCGGCGGCGGTTGGGAAACCCGACACCCTTTTGGGATGGCCGATCAAGTGGACGGAAAAACTGCCTGCACTTGGCACTAAAGGCGATGTGTGTCTGGTCGATTTGTCGTGGTATCTGCTGGGCGATCGCCAGGCGGTCACGATGGATGTGAGCCGTGAGCACAGATTCCGGAGCAATCAGACCGCGTTCCGTGTGATCGAGGCGGTGGATGGAAAACCGTGGCTGGATGCACCCATCACACTGGCTGATGGTGCGACCACAGTCAGCCCGTTTGTTTTGTTGGATTAAGTCAATACAGGCCAGGGCCTTTCGGCCCTGGCGAAATGCTGAATTTTTCAGCTGGAGGTGAGTGATGGCAGAACTATTTTCGGAAAAAGTTGCCGTTTTGGGAACAATCGATCCTGATGCTTACGGCCCGGACCTTTATGGGGCTGTGGCCTATGCTACCGACTGGATCGACATGAAAGTTTTCGATCAGGTTGGGTTTGTGGTCATGGCAGGCGCTTTTGGGGCTGGTGCTACGCTCGATTTCAAGGTGCAGGAGGCGACCAGCGACGCTGGCGCGGGCGCACAGGATTTGAGCGGGAAAAGCATCACCCAGCTCACGGATGCGGGAAACGATGACGATAAGCAGGTGATCGTCGGTGTGAAAGCCGGTGAACTGGCGGTGAACGATGGCTACCGGTATGTTCGAGGCGTGATGACCTGCGCTGTGGATGACATTGATGCAGCGGTGATCGCGTTGGGCGTTGATCCATCCTATAAGCCAGCGAGCAATTTTGACCTGGCCAGCGTTGATGAGATCGTGAGTTAAGGCCGCGACTGGACAAGATGTGACTGGGCGGTCGGTATCCCTGGCCGCCCAGGATGAGGAGTTGCAATGGCAGCAAAAAAGAAGGATTTGGTTGTGACCGCGGTGAGGCTGTTTGCTGATGTGGTCTCCGGCAAGACCTACCGGCCGGGCCAGGCGGTGGAGGGCTGGGATGAGGCACGCGCCAGGCACTATGCGGAGCGCGGATTGGTGCGCATCCAGGCGCCCGAGGTAGATGACGGGCAGATGACGATTGATGAGGCTTTGAGCGAGCCGGAAGATGAGGCTTTGAGCGAGCCGGAAGATGAGGCTTTGAGCGAGCCGGAAGATGATAAACCGGCCTCAGGGAAACCAGGGCCGGAGAAAACGAAACCGCAGACCGGCGGAGAAGGCAAAAAGTGAGTGATGATGATCACGGCAGCGACAGCGTTCAGCGATCCGAGGACCGGGCGGGCCTACGAGCCCGGAGATATCATCGCGGGATTGAGCGCGAACAGGGCACGGCAATGGGAGAAAAAGGGGCTGGTGAGCATCCAGGCGGAGGCTCCCGGGAAAAACCCGGGGATGGCGTTGCAGGATGGCTTTGCGGATGAGCAACTGGTTGCGGAGTATGACGCGCATTTTTTGCGGAAACCCGCGAAGTGGACCGAGCTGGTGACACGAAATGAGGCCGCCCACCGGTATCTGAGCCAGCATCTGGGGCATGTCCCGGAAAGCGTGCTGGACGTGGGGTGCGGGAACGGGCATACGCTGGCTTATGTGGCCGAGCGGTGGCCCGAGGCGGCGCTGTTTGGGCTGGATATCAGCCCGGAGGGCCTCAAGCTGGCCCGGGAGAAGGTGCCGGAGGCTACGTTTTTTGAGGGTTTTCTGGAGGACTGGGAGCCGCCACGAACGTTTGAGGCCGTGATCTGCCTGGGGACGATGGAGCACTTCCGCGATCTGCCGGTTTGCCTGGCCAGGTTCAAAAACCTGATCGCCCAGGATGGGTTTGGGTATATCGAGGTTCCGCATAACCTGAGCTACAGCCCCGGACCGGAGGAATTTCGCAGGCTGTCCGGCGGGAGCCGACAGTGGGAGTGGCACCTGCGGCGGGAGGGTTGGGAGGCGCTGATCATCGAGGCCGGTTTGGAGATCGTGGGCGCTTATCAGGGCGAGCGGGATGTGTGCGAGTTTTTGTGGGTGGTGCGATGAGGATTTTCGTGCGGCCCCACCAGCATAAGGCGGACGCGATCATCCGGGGATTGGACGCGCTTGGACACAAGCTGGTGCGGAAGAGCGCCGAGGCGGCCCTTTTTGACCATGGGAACGCGTATGGCGGGGCGGGGATGAACAAGCTGGCCGAACGGTGCTGGGAGCGCGGGGCAACGATCGTACTCTATCCGCATGCGGCCTCTCCGCCCTGGTGGTATGACGGGCTGTGGGATTTCGACCGGCGGATTGCGGCGATCTTGACCACGACGGAGACGCACCGGGAGATCGTGGCGGGCTGGGGCCTGGGGTGCGAGGTGCACGCCATCGGCTGGCCTTACTGCGAGCAGCGGCCTTTCGAACCCGCCGACCGTGTGCAGCAGATCCTGTTTGGGCCGATCCACCCCCCGATCAACGGGACGCTGCGGGAGGAGGCTTTGGAGAGCAACCGGGCTGCGATGGCTGCGATGGCGGCGTTGCAGGCGCTGTTGCCGGACGTGCAGGTGACGGTGAGGTATATCCACGAGCTGGACCGGCAGGGGCTTTGGCGGCATCCCGAGATGACGTATGTGCGCGGCGAGCCGAACGGGTCTCACCGGGAGATTGACGAGGCGGACCTGGTGATCGGCGAGGGCATGTTTTTGCACCTGGCCGTGGCGCGGGGGAAGCCTGCGATCTCGCTGAACCAGCGCAACCCGATCAGACCAAAC